TGGCCGACAAAATCGCAAAACTTGCAGATATGCAGTTAGAAGCGGCCGATAAATGGGATGAACTCATAAAACGCCGAGAAGAAGCGCGCCTTCTCGTTGAACAACTGGAAAACCCGAAAGAACAAAGCATATTATCACGAAGATACCTCTGCGGAGACAAATGGGAGGATATATGCATAACACTAGGTGTAACATGGCCAAACATCTTTAGAACGCAAAAAAGAGCGATAAAAAATTTTGAGCAAATTCTAAAAAAAAGTTCAAAAGGTTACTAAAAGTTACATATCACTCTGTGATATCATGTAAGCTAGAAAAATAAGACAAGGAAGACCTGTATAGTGCAGGCCTTCCTTTTTTGTTGCCGTAAAGCGAGGGTAGCATGATCCGATGTGACAACCAAAGATGCAAACACAATCACCGCGAAATATGCGTGAACATGCACCTACAGATAGAATCGGAACGGTGCATATGCTTTGAACCGAAATGGCAAAAGAAACGAAAAACAAACGAAACAGATATAAACCATACGCCCGTTTATCACTCAACGAGAAGGCGTACGTTTAAGTAGGAGGAAGTATGACAAAAAACAAAGTACGAGGCGAACCCATTCACCGTGAGAAGATATTTATCAAGAACACAGATACGCGCACAAAAGACGCGCGAAGAAAAAACATTAATATAAGGCGTCGTTCGACAACCTGGAAAAAGTTTCATACAGCCCAAAACCTGGAAGTTATTAAAAGCCTATGCCGTAAAGGATGGCATAATGACGAGATTGCCGCCTACATCGGAATTTCCGAATCAACGCTTTATGAATGGACCAAAAAACATCCGGAGTTTTCGGAGGCACTTTCAATCGGAAAAGATTACTGCGTAGCGGTCGTTGAAAACGCGCTGTTCCAACGAGCCGTTGGCATTGAAAAAACGGCACCGAAAAAAGAAGAGACCATAACCGTAGACATCGTTAAAGACGGCAAGGTAGTAGGTAAGCAAGTCACCAAAAAGATAGAAAACGAACTTATCTTTGTTCCGCCGGAAACCAAGGCCGCAACCTTCATTCTTACCAATTTAGCGCCGGACGACTGGAAGCAAAAGCAGCAAACGGAACTTACCGGAAGCGTTGAAATTAACGCCAACATGGACTTATCGGAACGTTTGCAACAGGCGCTATTAAAGAAAGGGGAAGCGGCTAATGAATAAAGACGAAGCATACAAGCTCATGGACTGTCTGGGCCGCTTAACTCACGATCCGGTAGCCTGGGTATATTTCGCGTTCGACTGGGACAACGACCCGGAACTAAAAGGCCAAAAGCCGCAAAAGTGGCAGCTGGAACAGCTAGAAAGAATTGCCAAAGGACTGGAAACTCCGGATACAGTAATTCGTCAGGCCGTATCATCAGGCCATGGTATAGGAAAGAGCACGACCGTGGCATGGCTCATTCTATGGGCCATATCGACCCATCCGGACACAAGGGGCGTCGTAACAGCAAACACCGAAGCCCAATTAAGAACCAAGACCTGGGCAGAACTTGCTAAATGGCATAGAAAATTTATCGGTAAAGAATTATTCACCTACACGGCAACGGCGATATTCTCAATCGAAGCAGAACATGAACGCACATGGCGTATTGACGCCATCCCATGGTCCGTCACGAATACCGAAGCCTTTGCCGGTCTTCATAACCAAGGCCGAAGGATTCTTATTATATTCGACGAAGCCTCCGCCATAGATGATCGCATCTGGGAAGTTGCAGAAGGCGCCCTAACAGATAAGAATACCGAAATTATTTGGTGCTGCTACGGCAACCCTACAAGAAACGTAGGACGGTTCCATGCTTGTTTCACCAAATATAGAAACTACTGGGACACAAAAAAGATAGACTCCAGGGACGTGGCCATCTCAAACAAAGCCCAGATAGAACAATGGAAAAACCAATACGGCGAAGATTCGGACTTTTTTAAGGTCCGTGTACGCGGCGAATTCCCGTCGTCTTCTGACGCTCAATATATCGGAGTAGATATAGTGGAAGCGGCGACAAAAAGAACGCTCCGGCCGGCTGAATATAGCTTTGCACCCATTATTATTGGAGTAGACCCGGCATGGACGGGAAGCGACCAATTCGTAATCATCCTCCGCCAAGGTCTTTATTGTAAGGTCCTGGGCGAATACCAGAAAAACGACAACGACGGAGCCATGGCGGCCATATTGGCGGGCTTTGAAGATGAATATAAAGCTGACGCCGTCTTTATCGACCAAGGGTACGGCACGGGGCTTTATTCGTTCGGCGTAACCATGGGAAGAAATTGGAGGCTGGTTGCTTTTGGGGGAAAGTCCGGAACGAAAGGCTTTGCTAATAAAAGGGCCGAAATATGGGGAAAGATGAAGGACTGGCTCATAAATGGCGGGGTACTGCCAGACGATGACGTCCTAAGAGATGACCTTATAGGCCCGGAAGCATCCGTAAACGAAAAAGGCGAAATTATTTTGGAAAGTAAAGACCACATGAAAGCCCGTGGCGTACCGTCACCAAATAAAGCGGACGCCCTGGCCTTGACATTTTCGCTGCCGGTATTAAAAAGCCAAAGACAGCAACAGGCAGCGCAAACAAAATACAATCCGTTTAAAAGGGGGTAATACCAATGTGTGGATTAAAAGGACTATTCGGAAGCAGTTCATCTCCCGAATTTAAAACGCCGGATCCTACGGTACAAGCCGTAAATAACGGCGACCAGGGAACAGCCGATAGCGTTGAAAAACAGCGTAAAAAACGTGGCTTTCAAAGCACACGCACGGCTATAGACACGGCATTAGGAACAACCAATGGAAAAAACACGCTTGGGTAAAGGAGAAAACATGCGTAAAGAAATAGAAACGGCATTAGCTAGAAGCCCGACGGAAAATAAAAAGACGGCAAAGCCGAACACATGTAAAGATAAAAGAAAGCTCGTGCAACGCTTTAATGCCTTATTTCAAGCGCGTAGGCCCTGGGAAAGGGTATGGAAGTTAATCCGTGATTATGAACTTCCCTATGACGGACTTTTTGACGACGACACGGCAGGAAAACCCGTCATACACGACGAAGAAATCTTTACAGGCGTCATTCAAGAAGCCCGTGATACATTTGCAGCAGGAGTTCAATCAGGGCTCACACCTCCGTCTAGGCGCTGGTTCCGCTTTGGCATCGGAAATAAGGACCTGGCCGATGACACAGGCGTGCAGCGGTTCTTAGATACAAGAGCCGATATTATGGAATCGGTCCTTTCAGGCTCAAACTTCTACAACGCCATTCACCAATGTTATTCAGAACTTCCCTTTGGCCAAGCGGCCCTGGGGATTTTTTCACAAGGCGGTACAGTAACATTTGTCCCGTACACTATAGGTACCTATGCCTTGGCGTGTGACGCAACAGGAAGAGTCTCAACCTTTGCTAGAAAAGCCAAAATGACCGTAAACCAAATCGTAAAGCAATTTGGCTATGACAATTGCCCGATGACCGTTAAACAGTCATACGATAACGGAAGCGGCCATCAAAACTACCATACGGTATGCTGGCTAGTCGAAAAGAACGAAGAAAGCGACCCAAACAAGCTAAATAACAAAAAGATGCCGTTCACATCGACATACTGGGTAGAAGACTCTAACGAAGACGAATGCCTGGCGGTTACGGGATTTGAGGAGTGGCCGGTTCCCGTGGCCCGTTATACGGTAAAAGGAACAGAAGCCTATGCTACAGGCCCTGGCTGGAATGCCTTGCCGGACGCCAAAATGCTGCAGCAAATGGAACTTGACGCTATCACAGCTATTGAAATGGGCGTAAAGCCTCCGTTACAGGTCCCTCCGTCGCAAGTAGGAAACATCAACCTCTTCCCCGGCGGCACAACAGCCATAAACGATCCGAACGAAGTCATTCGTCCTATCTTCCAAGGACAACTGGCAATTGGCGAACTTGAAGGAAAAATCCAACGAGTGGAAGACAGGGTAAAGAGAACGTATTCCTCAGACCTCTTCTTAATGCTGGACCAACTAGATAAAGGCCGCATGACGGCCCAGGAAGTCATGGCCCGCAACCAGGAAAAACTGCAGCAGTTAGGCCCGGTGGTAGAACGCCTTCAATATGAATTTCTAAACCGAATCCTTGAAAGGGTCTACAACATCTTAGATAGAAGCGGCATTTTCCCGGATATCCCCGAAGAGCTGCAAGACCTTGTAGGCGAAGAGTTTAGGATTGAGTACATCTCACCGCTTGCCCAAGCCCAGAAGATGAGTGGCTTAACATCCATTGAACAGGGCATTGGCTTTATCGGACAGGCTGCACAATTCGACCAGACGGTCCTTGATAAGGTAAACCTTACAGAAGCGGTCGCTAACTACTTAGCGCAAGTAGGCGTGCCGGCAGCTATGATCCGCTCGGACGAAGAAGTTGAACAAATCCAAAAACAACGCCAAGAAGCCCAAGCCGCAGCTGAAGCCCAGGCCCAGCAGCAAGCGGCCATTGCACAAGCTCCGGACCTTGCAGCAGCCGCTAAAAACGCAACAGAAGCGGCAAACGACGGAAATCCCGCAATGCAAGAATGGCTAGGAATGAGGTAAAGTATGCACGAAAAAGAACGAAAGACCGCACAACTCATAGAAGAAACCATACGAAGCCAAGATATGGAAGCGCTCCGATACGTCATGGAAAGTCCGTTAGGACGACATTTTATGGCTCGCCTTTTAGACACAACGAGAATCTATAGCCCGTTATCCAATGAGACCACACTCTTAGATGAAGGGCGCCGTCGTGTAGGCCTTGAATACTTAAAACTCATTCAATCCATGGGCCTTGAAGGTATGAAACTGCTGCACCAAATGGAAGAAGAATACGCTGAAAAAAGAATCGAACTTGAAAGGATGAAAACAACATGGAAAAGCTAATATTTGACCTGCAACGATTCGCCGAAGGCCCGGAAAGCCAAGACGAAGCACAAGGCGCGGCAGATACAACCGATACGAGCGCTAACCAAGAAGGAAGCGACTCATTTATTGGTAAAGGTACTCAAACCGCCTTAGGTGGCGACGGTGAAAGCACTACTCCGCAAGTACCTGAATCGTACGACTTCACGGCCGTATTAAAAGAAACGGGCCTGGAAGCGGACGAAAAAAGCACCGAAGAATTTACCAATCTCTTAAAGGGTATGGGGGCAACGCAAGAACAGGCAGCCGGCATGGCAACGTACGGCATTAAGTATGCCCAAGGCGTGGCAGAGGCGGTAGCTAAAAATCTCCAGGAACAATATGTAAACGAAGTAAAGTCCTGGGGTGATGCGGCAAAAGAAGAATTGGGCGGAGCATACCAAGAAACGCTCGGTAAAGCCGCAACCGCAAGAGATTACATTGAACAAAAGATTCCCGGCTTTACAAAGATGTTAAATCTGACAGGGGCCGGCAATCACATAGCTATGATTAAAACCATGGCAGCCTTTGCCGATTTAATCGGCGAAGACCCTGGCAAAATGGGTGGCGCAGGTACCGCCGCAACAAGCACCGATATGTATCCTCATACGGATTTTTCCAAGTATTAATTTAAAAGGAGACCAAAAAATATGATTGGAAGCACAGCATTAACTTTCTCGGATTTACGTAAGCGCTTAAATCCCCAGGGCCAATTAGACACGATTATGGAAGTCATGGCTCAAAGCAACCCCATTATGGAAGATATTCCCTGGATGGAAGGAAACCTTCCTACGGGCAACCAAACAACCGTACGTACGTCGTACCCTCACCCGGAACTCCGCCGCGTAAATGCCGGCGTAAAACCCGGTAAATCGACGACAAAGCAAATCATCGACACGTGCTGCCTTATGGAAGCGCGCTCGGAAGTCGACGTAAAACTCGTAAAACTCGCACCGGACAAACAGGCCTTTCGCATGTCAGAGGACAAAGCCTATATCCAGGGCTTTACGGATGATTTAGCAAAATACATGTTCTACGGTGACACCGACGCAAACCCGGACCAGTTTAACGGCCTCGGCATCCGCTATAACACGTTTAAAGGAGACCTCGGCGAAGAAGGCTACCAGGTTGTAAACGCCGGCGGTAAGACGGCCAATAAACAAACATCCGCCTATATCGTCGATTGGGGCGAAGATGCCGTTGTAGGCATTTATCCGAAGGGATCTAAAGCAGGCCTTGATATCCAGGACCTCGGAGAAATCGATGCCATCGATGCAAACGGCGGTAAATACCGGGCCCTTGCAACGCTCTTTGATTGGGATGCAGGTCTTGCCGTTAAAAACATCCGTAAAGTTGCAGCCGTTCGTAATATCGACTGCAAGGCAGCTGCCGAAGACTCTACCTCCGAAGCTCGTAAAGCCTTTGCAGAACGCATCATCGTAGCAAAGAATAAAATCGTAAGCCCGAAACGTCCGATCTTGTACGTATCGCCCATGGCATACACCATGCTTGAATTACATCTTTCGGACAAAGACAACGTATACGTAACCCGTCAGGAATTAGCACAGGGCATCCCGACACTTTATGTATCAGGCTTAATCGTTAAGAAAAACGACGCATTGACGGAAACCGAACCCGTTATCGCCTAGAAAGGAGAAACTATGATATACGATGCAGAAAATACGTTCTTTTGGAACGTAAAATTATCCGGACAATCCGGAACAGGCGAAGTTATTAAAACAGGTAAAGGCGACGCAGGAAGTCCCTTAACCTTAGTTGTAAAACTACCCGGAGCCTCGGCAGATTGCACGGTAACGCTTGAAACAGCGGACAACGACAAGATGACAGGAGCCAAAACCTTAGGTACATACACGGCAGAAAAGGGTAAAACCTTAGCCGTTAAAGTACCTTACGGCGACCTCGGCTATCTCCGTCTTAAATGGGCGTCCGCCGCAGCCCAATCGGCAGGCACCATTTCGGCGTCACTTGTAATGGATGCAGACGTACGATAAGCCGGGAATCCCTTTTAAGGATTGCCGCAAAGGAAGAAGTTTAAATCAGTTACACGCAAACGAGTTACGAGCTAAGTTAATTCAAGCCGGTATTGAATACACCGGCGAAGAAACCAAAGAGGACCTTGTAAACCTCATTAAAAAACACAAGTTATAAAGGAAAAGGGGACGGG